CGAAGCGCTGCTCCGCGCCGGCATTGCGACCTTTCGTGTCGACGACGGCGGCAATGTCGTGCTCGAGCGCACGATCACCAGTTACCAGAAGGATGCGTTCGGCCAGCCGAACACGGCGTTCCTCGACGCCGAAACGGTGCTGACGCTGTCGTACATCCGCCTCGCGGTGCGTGCGCGCTTCCTGACCAAATATCCGCGGCACAAGCTGGCCCGCGACGGCACGCGCTTTGGCGCCGGCCAGGCGATCGTCACGCCGTCGGTGCTGCGCGCCGAGCTGGTCGCGCTGTTCCGCGAGCTGGAAGAGGCGGGGCTGGTCGAGAACCTCGACCAGTTCAAGGCGGACCTGATCGTCGAGATCGACGCGGCCGACCCGAACCGCGTCAACGCGTTGATCCCGCCCGACCTGTGCAACCAGCTGCGCGTCTTTGCCGCGCTGCTCCAGTTCCGCGTCTGATTTTTCGATGCCTGAGGGGCTGCTGAGGCCCCTCTCATCGATCCCGAAGAGGAGAGTTATCCATGTCCAATCCCAACCAGATCGTCGGCCAGGTCAAGATCAAGATCGACGGCGATCCGCAGGAATCGAAGCCAGGCGCCGTGCTGGAGATCGGCGGCGCCACGCGCACCGCGCAGCGTGGCGATTATCAGGCGGGCGCCTTCAGCGAAGAGACCGCCGAATCGAAGGTGACGTTCACGTTGCTGACGAAGCGCGGGGTCAGCCTGGCCGCGATCCGGGCGATCGACAATGCGACGATCACCTTTGAAACCGACACCGGCAAGGTGTGGATCATCCGCAACGCCTATTCGGCCGAACCGCCCGTCCTGACCGCCGGCGGCGAAGGCGCCGCCTGTGTCTTCCAGGGACCGCCCGCCGAGGAGCTGAACTGATGTCGCGCGCTGTCCACCAGAGCTACCGGCTCGCCCAACCGATCACGTCTAAGCAGGACATGCTGATTACCGAGGTCCTTATCGTTCGCCCTCGCGGCCGAGACCTCAAGGTCCTCGACCAGATCGAAGGGCACGTCGAGATCATGGCGACGATGATCGACCGCCTGTGCCGCATGCCCGACCAGACAGACGTCTTCGTGGGCTTTTCCGACGCGCTGGACGTGGAGGATTTCGCCAAGCTGGGGGAGTCTGTGATGTCGCTTATCACCGATGCCCTTCCAACTGGCGGCAGGTCCTAGCCTGTCTGGCGCTGCACTTTCATTGGCCGGACGATCGGCTGATGGGGATGCCTTGGGATGAGGTCGAGGAATGGTTCGACGAGCTTACGGTGCTCCTCGAACCCGAACCGACCGGAACAAGTGGGTGATGAGTGGCAATCAAATTCGCCATGATCCTGGAAGCGGTCGACCGGATGTCCGGTCCCGCGAAGCGTGCCTACGCCGGTGCCAAGGAATTGACCAAGGGCGCGCGGCAGCTGGCGCGCGAAGGCAGTCCGGCGGCGCGCGCGATCGACAAGGTGTCGGCCGCCGCGTCACGCATGCGCGGGCGCCTGGGCACCGGGCTTGCCAAGGTTCGCCAGTTGGCCGGACGCGCCGGCCTTAAAGGGCTGGAGCTTGCCGCCAAAGGCGCCGGCTGGGCCATTGGAACGCTGGTCGGCAAAGCACTTCGCCTGACCGCCGTCGTTGCGCAGCTCGCGGTGGGCGCCGCCGCGATCGGCGTGGGTTCGCTCTTTGGCGGGATGGTCCGGATCGGTTCGACGTTCGAGGATCTCGAACTTCGTCTCGCACGAGTCAGCGGCTCGGCGGCCGACGCGAAACGCGAACTGCGCTGGCTCGTCGACCAGAAGTTGCCGGTGCCGATCGAACAGCTCGGCGAAGCCTTTGTGACCGCACGCAAGGCCGGAATCGACACGACGACGGCGAGCCTGCGCGCGCTGGTCGACGAAGCGATCGGATCGAAGAAGGAGCTCGTCGAGGTGATCGACGCGGTGAAGTCGGCGAAGAACGGCGATTTCGGCGCGCTGGAGCCATTCGATATCCAGACCACGCGCAAGAACGGGCGTGTCATCCTGCAATGGCTCGACAAGACGGGCAAGCGGATGACGAAAAATGTCCGCGACAATGCCCGCGATATCGAGCGCGCGCTGGTCGGCATCTTTGGCGAGCGGTCGAAGGGCGCGGCCGAAGATTATGGCCGCACGCTGAAGGGTATGTGGGCACGGCTGACGGGCTGGTGGCAGCGGTTCCAACTGAAGATCGCCGATGCGGGCATCTATGACAAGCTGAAGGAGAAGATGGAGGCCGTTCTCGGCTGGCTCGATCGGAAGCTTGAGGATGGCTCGATCAACCGCTGGGCCGAGCGGATTTCCGCTGAAATGGAAAAGGTGGTGGACTGGCTCGGTAGGATTACCGAGGCCGATTTTGAGGGTTTCAAAAGCGACCTGAACACCATCGCCACCTCCCTGGGCAGCTTGGTCAAGGACCTCACCACGATCTACGGCTGGGTGAAAAAGATCGACGAGGCATGGGGCAGCGTCGACAAGTGGGTTGATCGTTGGGGCGTTGGTGGTCCCGGCTGGCAGCCCGCCCCGCCACCACCACCGCAAGGAAGTTTTGATCAGACAAAGGGTGTCGGTGCTTCCGTTACGCCGCGTAATCCGCGGCCGACGCCCCGTGTTCCTCGCGGTCCAGCGACCCCGATTCCCCAACGGATGATTCCCGGCAACCTGCGCAGCACGCCGGCCGCGCCGCAGAAGGTCGCGGTGGGCGGTGCGCTGACGATCGACCTGAAGGCGCCGCCCGGATGGGCCGCGACGCCGGCGCGCATGACGACTGCCAATCCGGCCGTGCCCGTCGTCTTTCGCGGCCGCGCCAACGGGGGCTTTGGCTGATGGCGAGCCTGCCGCCCTTTCAACAGGCCCCGGCCGCGGCATCGGCCGCGGATGTTCCCGACTGGCGCGCGCGTTATGTCCGGGGCAGTTTCCGCGGCGTGCCCTTTTCGAGCGTCGACCGCGAGCTGTCGGGCGGGCGCCGCCTGGCGCTGTTCGAATATCCCTATCGCGACACGCCCAGCGGTGACGACATGGGGCGCCGGGCCGAGGAAGCGACGCTGGAATGCTTCGTCATCGGCCCCGATTATATGGATCAGCGCGACGCGCTGCTCGGCGCGCTGCGCGCTTATGGTCCCGGCACCTATGTCGATCCGTGGACGGGCGAGCAGCTTCAGGTATTCGCCGAGGACTGGAGCGTCGCCGAAAGCACGGCCGAGGGCGGCATGGCGCGCTTTACGATCCTGTTCAAGGAAAGCGGGGCCGAAAAGCCGCTGACCGCCGGCACCGACACCGCCGCGCTGGCGCGCGCCGCCGCCGGCGACGTCACCGCCGACCTGCCCGTCGATTTCGCGAAGCGTTTTTCGGTCGACAAGGCCGCGGGCTTTGTCGAGGAGGCCGCGGCCGAGCTGGTCGGCAAGGCGGCGATCGTCGCCGAATTGTCCGCCGCCTCGTCGGGCGGGCTCGGCCAGGCGCTGCGCGCGTTCGAAAGCGGGCTGCGCCTGCTTCCCGCCGGGACCGCCTCGTTGCTGCGCGCGCCGCTGTCGCTGGGCCAGACGCTGGTCGGGCTGGTCGCGACGGTCGCCGCGCTCGCCCCCAATCCCCGCACCCGCATGCGTTCGGTCGAGCCGCTCGCGCGGTTCGGCGACGAGCTGAAGCCGGTCGAGCGGTCGACGCCGGCGCGCGCGCGGCAGGCGGACAACCAGGCGGCGATCGTGCATCTGGTGCGCGCCGCGGCGGGCGCCGAGCTGGTGCGCGCGGCCGCGGCGATCGAATGGACCAATCGCGCCGACGCGGCCGAGGTGCGCGACCGGCTGGCGGGCCTGTTCGATGCGCAGGCGCTGGCGGCGGCCGACGCGGGCGAGGACGATCGCGCCGCGACCTTTGACGCGCTGCGCGCCGCGGCGGTGCGCGACATCGTCGCGCGCAGCGCCGGGCTGGCGCGCGGATACAGCTATACGCCGCGCGCGACCGAACCGGCGCTGGTGATCGCGCAGCGGCTGGGCGGGTTCGGCCGCACGATGGAGCCGATGGCGATCGCGATCGCCGCGATGAACCGCGTGCGCCATCCCGGCTTCGTTCCCGGCGGCGCCGCGATCGACGTCGTCGCATCGAATGCGGGAGGGCGCCGTGGCTGATCAGCGCGCCACCCTGACGATCGGCGGCAAGGTCTATGACGGGTGGACGAGCCAGTCGGTGACGCGGTCGATCGAGACGCTGTGCGGCGGGTTCGAGCTGGAGATCGCGGCGCGCGAATTTACCGGCGCGCCGCGCTGGCCGCTGCGTACCGGCGAGGCCTGCACGATCCAGCTCGACGGCGAGACGGTGATCACCGGCCATATCGACGCCTTTAACCCCCAGTATGACGCCGAGGGATATTCGATCGGGGTCAGCGGCCGCGACCGGTCGGCCGACCTGGTCGATTGTTCGGCGGTGGCAAAGCCGGGCAGCTGGACGCAGCGGAGCATCGAGGCGATCGCGGCCGAGCTGGCGAAGCCGTTCGGGATCACGGTCACGGCGCGCGTCGACACCGGCGCGCGGGTCAAGCGTTTCGCGCTTCAGCAGGGCGAAACCGTCTATGCCGCGATCGACCGGCTCGCGCGCTATCGCGGCCTGCTGCCCGTCACCGATGCCGAGGGCAATGTCGAGCTGATCCGCCCGGGCACCGGCGCGATCGTCGCCGAGCTGGTCGAGGGCGTGAACATCCTGGGCGGCGCCGCGACCCACGACGCGAAGGAACGCTTCAGCGACTATATCGTCAAGGGGCAGGCGTCGGGCGACGATCGCGCGAACGGCAAGGCGGTCACGGCGGTGAAGGCCGAGGCGCGCGATCCGGCGATCGGCCGTTATCGCCCGATGCTGATCGTCGGCGAAGAGCAATCGACGATCGCCGAGCTGCGCAAGCGCGCCGCCTGGGAGGCGACGACGCGCGCGGGTCGATCGCAATCGGCGCCGATCGCCGTACCCGGATGGCGGATGCCGTCGGGCGCATTGTGGCGCCCGAACGTGCGCGTGTCGGTGTCGTCGCCCTTTCTTCAGATCGAGGGTGTGATGCTGGTGAGCGAGGTCAGCCAGAAAAAGGACGAGCGGGGTTCGATCACCGAATTGACGGTCACGCCGCCCGAGGCGTTCAGCCTGCTTCCCGTGCCCGAGGATGCCGACGCGTCGGCGGTGGGGCGGTCATGAGCGGGTTCGGCCGCGAGCTGGCGCCGGTCGCCGGGCGTATCCAGATGATGATCGGCCGCGCGACGATCGGGCGCACCGACGACGCGCCTCAGGCGCAGGAAATGCAGGTCGAGCTGCTCGCCGACGAGGTACAGGACGGGGTCGAGCGGTTTCAGGGCTATGGCTTTACCAGCGTGCCGCACCCCGGCGCCGAGGCGGTCGTCGCCTTTGTCGGCGGGCTGCGCAGCCGCGGCGTCGTAGTGCAGGTCGAGGATCGCCGGTACCGGCTGAAGGCGCTGAAGCCCGGCGAGGTCGCGATCTTCGACGATCAGGGGCAGGTCGTTCACCTGAAGCGTAACGGCGTCCGCATCGAAAGCCCGTTCAAGGTCGAGATCGACGCGCCCGACGTCGACGTCACCGCCGACCGCGTCACGATCGAGAGCGGCGATATCGCGCTGGGCGGCGCCGGCGGCCAGCCGGTCGCGCGCGTCGGCGACGATGTCGATCTGGGCACCGGCAAGATCATCAGCGGCAGCGGCGTGGTGAGGTCGGAATGATGGCTTTCCTATCGTCGGTGCTGCTTTCCACCTTGGCCGCTCCTCGCCCTGACCTGCCGCGTTCGCGGTCCACGGGTTTGCCGCCGATTGAGTTTGCACACGGCCCTGAATCGCTGACGAAACGCCAGCGCCGCCGCGCTCGTGGAAAGCGGAAATCCGCATGACCGACATCGCCCTTATCTGGTCTAACGATATCTTCGGCGGCGATCTCGCGCTCGTCGACGGGCGGCTGGAAACCGACGACGGCCTGCGCACCGCGATGATCGTCTCGCTCTTCACCGACGCCCGCGCGCACGAAGACGACGCGTTGCCCGACGCCGGCGGCGATCCGCGCGGATGGTGGGGCAATGCCTATCCGGCCGAGGACGGCGAAGACGCGTTCGAGCTGGGTTCGCGGCTGTGGCTGCTCGAACGCGAGAAGCTGACCCCGCGCACGATCGAGCGCGCGCGAACATATGGCGCCGAAGCGCTGGCCTGGCTGAAGGATCGCGGCGTCGTGTCGGCGTTGATCGTTCGCGCGGCGCGGATGGGCGACCAGTCATTGGCGTTCGCCGTCGAGGTCGAGCGGCCCGAGGGGCCGTCGCGCCAAGTTTATGATTTCACCTGGGAGGCGAGCGTTGCCCTTTAATCGACCGACCCTGTCGGGCCTGATCGCGCGCGGCCGCGCCGACATCGAAAGCCGCCTGACCGGCGCCGACGCCAAACTGCCCGCGAGCGTGCTTGACGTGCATGCGCGCGTGCGCGCCGGCGGCGTCAACGGCCTGTACGGCTATCTCGACTGGATTTCGCGGCAGGTTTTACCCGACAGCGCCGAGGAGGAAATCCTTGCCCGCCATGCCGCGCGCTGGGGCGTCAGGCGCAAGGGCGCGGTCGGCGCGACGGGCAATGTCGGCCTGACCGGCACGCCGGGCGCGCCGGTGCCGGCGGGCAGTCCGATGGTCCGCGACGACGGCGTCGAATATCGCACGACCGCCGCCGTCGCGATCGGCGCGGGCGTGACGATCGCGGCGGTCGAAGAGGTTGCGGGCGGCGTTGCCGGCGACACGGCGGCGGCGACCCAGCTGCGCTTCGTCGCGCCGATCGCCGGGGTCGATGCCGTCGCGACCGTCCAGGCGCCGGGGCTGACCGGCGGCGCGGCCGAGGAGGATGACGAAGCGCTTCGCGCGCGGCTGCTCGCCCGCATCCGGACTCCGCCCAACGGCGGATCGAAGAGCGATTACGAGCGCTGGGCGGTCGAGGTCGCCGAGGTCACGCGGGCATGGGTATTTCCCGAATGGATGGGCGCCGGCACCGTCGGCGTGACCTTCGTCCTCGACGGCCGCGCCGACATCCTGCCGCTGCCCGCCGATCTCGACCTGGTCGAGGCCTATATCGAGGCGCGGCGCCCGGTGACTGCGACGCCGGTCGTGTTCGCGCCCGAGCCCTTTCCGATCGACGTCCGGATCAAGATCGTGCCCGACACGGCCGAGACGCGCGCCGCGGTGCTGGCCGAGCTGGATGACTTCTTCCGTCGCGATGCGCAGCCGGGCGGCATGATCTACCTGTCGCGGATGCGCGAGGCGGCATCGATCGCCGCGGGCGAAGCGTGGCACGATCTTGAGCTGCCCAGCCTGAATATCCAGGCCCCCCCCGGA